GTCTTACCTACGATGGAGTCTCGTATCTTATAACTCTCAACGCCATTACCAAAAGAGTAGCAGTTGAAGAAGCCCGTGTTTATCACACCTGCTATGCCTAATGTTATATCCTGATCCGTATCTCCCGACAATCCCAAATGATTTCCGTCAGCATCAATATCATAAGACAGGTTATTCTCGAAGAACACATCAGGAAGGGTATCAGACGGCATGGTCTCAAACACACAGGCATCTTCGGCCTTGTATATCTGAATCCTGCAGGAAACATTAGACCATCTCTTATATCTCCTTATTCCCGAACATGCTGTGGTCCCCGATATCTGTAGGTATTTTGGATACACGCTTTCAGGTGTAGTAACAGGCACCGTGTTATCTTCCTTGAACTGATACTTATTTGTCCCTGAGCTGCAAATTCCACTGAGGTCATTTGGCCAAGGAACAAAGCCGGGGATGAATACGTTGTTCAATGTATTTGCACCACCAACATCCTTAAATCCTGAATCAACTAATCCTCCTATATTCTCTCCCATCCAAAAAGAATAGAAGTCAGGGTAGTCATTAGAGGCTCTTATTTCAAGGTCAAGATTATATATCCTCTTTTCGCAAGCATCACCTGTTCCTATACGGCTGAAATATATCTGAATGATGACAAGGCTACCTGCGGGTATTTCTATGTCGACATATTCTCCCGCAATAGTCGGATGCGGCAATGAACATAAATAAGGACTTCCTTCATCAGCCAATATATTGTTAGCTAAAGAAGCACAAACGCCTGCCTCTCTAGACTGAGCTTCTTTTTTACCCAAATCAATATATGAGTCCTGACCCTTTACCGTAGAGAAGTTATCAGGTCTTATCTTCATATACACACCCGCAGGAGGAGCTCCGTCGGGAGAGTTGATTATGAAGTTATAAGGTTTTGACTCCTTCTCTAAAACCGTAGCGTATACGCAGTCCTGAGGTACACTATTGGAGTCGGCTTTTACTATAAGCCTGTCGCCTTCCTCGACCTTGCGAGCATTCTCTCCTTCTAATAAGAAGTAGACTACAGAGTCATCAGGGTCGTTGAAATACAACGGACAGTAAATAGTCTCATAGCCTTCCTTGTCGGCCCTACAGACAAACTTGTATTTCTTAGCCCAATAAGGAGCCCTCTGAGTAACAGGAATAGTGACGCTTATGCTGTTCTGTTTTTCAGACTTTCCGCATTCAACAAACTCTGTATTGTACCTGCTGACAAGGACGGTAGACGACCTAGCAAACTCGTCCATGTACACCATACCTATCTCATACCCCCTGTTACTATGAAGGCTCTTTGTGCTTGAAAGTAACTTGAAAGATGCTGCATGAGATACTATCTTGTAGTATTCTACAATTTTTTTAGTTGGAGGAGTGGGAGGGGTTGTCGTTGAGTTTACATTATCAGCGAACAACATTGCAAGCAACTGAAATGATATGGTATTTCCCGAATAAGCAAGCCCTATAGGAGTTCCTAATACGAATCCCGTTGGGACAGGATCGGGAGCAGGAGAAAGTGAATTTATTGCACTATAATACTTCTCTACAATTCCTACAGGAGCGACAGAGTAGTTCTGAACAACGCTGCAGTTGAATGTGTCTGTGAATGTTATTCCGCTAGTACAATAAGGGACAGCCTGAATATTGCTTGCGCTACCAACAGCATTTATGAACTCAGAACTCGTAGCTAAATCTGTTACAGATAAATAGTCAACATTTGTATAGAAATTAAAGTTAACATTTGTCTGAGGGGTGCCCGTGCTAGGAAAAGGAGCCTGCCCTTCAAAGGAATCGCTTATATACGATACATCAACGCTTATAGAAGACCCCTTTGGTATCTTTCCATACTGAGAAATTATAGGGGTAAAGTCTATATTTACAATAGAATTAGCTATTACCTTTCCGGGAGTGGCTCCTATTATAGACATTGAGTACGTCCCTGAACTTAATGATGTCGTAAGGTCTATAAGACCTGATTCATTCGAATTCAGTGTGGTATTATAGTCTATGTTGACATTGGTCCCGAACTTGTCTATAAGATCGTACCCCTCTACATAGTTTCCATACATAAGTCGGTTGCCCATGATGGTCTGAGCCTTTGCAGAAAGAGGTACGTTATCGTAAAGCCTAAGCAGTTCAGACTCGGGAAGTACTGTATATATCTTACTGTTGGTAAATGAATAGGTGTATGTAGAGTTGTCAGCCAATCCCATATCAGCCTTATCCAACTTCTCTATAACCTTTATCACATTGTTGTCCATCTCCTTGTATAAAAGGTCAATGCCTTTTACTAGTGGACCGCCTGTCTCGTACGATATGATAGCCGTATTATAGGCGTTCTCCATGCCTATGTTCAGGTAGCTAGACAAATCGAATTGGAAGCTTTGAGGAAAGAATATAGGCTCACTCCATTGAGAGGTAGCACTATATTCACCATCAGCGTACTTGTACCTGTAGGCAAAACAGATGAACCTGTCCTCCATGAAGTTCTCCTGCCCTGCAGTGTTCGAAAATGAAACTACTACAGGGTTCATTGGCGGCTTCTTGACAACCAACAAAGCCTCCTTGAGCAGAGAAGGGTTTCCACCATAGTCTACGTTACCGACGGGTACCGCATAGCTTCTCTTTACGTTTATGAACCTAGGCTCGTTATAGTCGTCTGTGAAAAATAGAAGGTCCTCTATCTTGTCTACGCCTGTTATAAGATAGGCGGGATCAAAATTCAATGTAGTAGCAACACCTGATCCGTCATCTATGCTTATTACGTGATAAATAAGTATTCCCGTAAAAACATTATAAGAAACTATAAGGTCTAACTTCCCCGATCCTGCAGGACTTGTATTAGGAGTAAAGTCAGGATCATGGACAAACCAATAGATGGTCTCGTTCTTGCTATCGTCCAACGCGCCTATGCAACGGGCAAGGCTGCTCAACGGAGTTCCGTCTATATATAACAGGGTGGTAAGGGCTTTGTTGCCTTTTGTGTTCTCGATGACTCCGATTTCTGAGTTCTCGGTAGAACCCATTCGGACGTTCATTGCGTCAACGTATTCTCCGGGAGGAAGCAGTCGTTCATCAACGACCTTGTTCATCTTCCCTGCAACAAAGTTCCTTGGTACCTTAGCCATATTATTTTATCATCTTGTCCATTCCACGAAGGTTCATGAGAAGCCTTCCGGGATGTATGTTGCTCATTCTGATTTTTGCGTTCCTAAGAAGAGATGATTTATCCTTCTTGGCTCTGTTTACAATGTATTCCTGAACGCCTAGCTTGGAGTTTAGTACCTCGTACCTGATGGCAGCGTATATATATTGCTCGAATAGTTTATTGACTGATACCATCGAGTCATCTCCGTTCTCCATGCCGTCAGACACATACTCGAGTATACAGGTCTCTTCTGACATCGATGAGTCGAAGTTGATTACGCCTGCCTTTTTATTGATACTGAAGGTCGGGTTGAAGTTGGCCGTCTCCGTGTTAAGGCCCGTACGGCCTGTAAGGTTATATCCAAAATACCAATTGCCATCAATAAACCAACCCATATTACCATGAAACTGATGACCTTGATTGAGATATATACTCTGTTGAAGGTTGTGAAGCCTGTCATAGTCTAGGTTGGAGTTCTGAGGCTGTAAGATATTCCCGTTGATGTCGAACAAAATATTTCCCGCATTGTCCTGAAGGTATGCGTTGGAGGACATGACCTGAATGTTCTCGGTCAGCGGCCTGAGCCATCCGTCCTTATAAAGGGAGATACGAACCCAATTCACAAAGTCAGAAGGGAGGACGTACCGAAGCGTGTCAGGAACGGTAAGCTCAAGGACCTTGATTTCCTTGAAGGCGTCATAGTTCAACTCCTGAATCGCACGCTTTGCGTGGAAGAGGATCTTGTAACGCTCCTCGTTGTTGACTAGCGAGTGGTTACCCGCATACATCAGCATGAAGTTGTTAACGATGTCGTACAGGCTCACATACTGATAGCTACCCCAATTGGCATCTTGAGGCGAGTTACCCGAGTTGTCGTAGTATTGATACTGAGATATATATGCCATCTGCTAGGTAGTTCTTTATTGTTGGACACTGAAGGATGGCTGTTCGTGTTGCTCCTGAGCCATAGCGTACTGAGCGACTTCTCCTTCGCGGATGCTGATGCCACAATACTGCAGGATTTTCATGGCGAGCTTATACTCGTCCTCCAATGGCATCTCAAAGTCTTGGTAGTCAAGTGCGCTAGCATTGAAGGCAGGTTCGCCACCTGACAAGGTGATATAGGTCCATTTGGGGTCCTTTGGATACCTGAAGTAGGCGCAGTACAATGCCCCGTATCCCGATATGGTATTGGGGTATATATTTATCACCTTATATGGATACCCAATAGTGGGGGTTCCAATGCTTGACTCATCCTGTGTATATGCAGGGAACAATGTGTTGGGTTTTGTTAACAAGGATGAGTTAAGCATCCGTATGTTACCATTTGTAACCCGCTCAGGATCATATCCTTCTGTGCTAGAGAATATCCTGTATAGATTTCCGTTACCAAAAATGTCATCATTTGGTATAATGGTATCGTTCGGGTTTGTTATAGTGATAATTGCTGATGCTGTAGTGAATTTTTCAGATGCAACATCAATCAAAAAATCACCAACCTTTACGCCTAAATTAACAAAGTTCTTTGTTGGATCATTAAGAAATCCGCTAATCGCCCCGTCAGATCCCGATGTAATCAACTTCCAACAGGTCAGCCTGTTTATCATATAGGCCTCGGGGGTTTGGAATTTTCCATCGATAGGACCCGCATTTAATGAAATCACAGGAGGAAGAAAATCATAAACCAAAAACACATCCAACGTCTCGGCAAGAGGCTTGGAGATATCGGCATAGTCGGTCCCGACCTGCCTAGTATTCTCCATCGTAATGGCCTTATTGTAATTGCTGAAATACTCCTCGTACAGCTCCATCTGCGCCTGCTTGGCGAACAAATTGAAGTCAGAGGGAGAGATATACCCGTAGTTGTTCTTGTTAAGGACAGACAGTACGGTATTTCTTACCGAGTTAATCATCTAGGTAGCCTATAGGAATCCTGACAAATATAACAAAAAAAAGAGGGTACCATCCGGTACCCTCCTGCTTTTGCCAAAAGCGAAACATTAGGCTTGGGGAAGATGGGTCTCTAACATTTTCAATGCCTCGATACCGTCATCCGACTGAAGGAAGGCCGCAGCCGCCTCGTATGGGTCGTGCCCATAAGGAATAGAACACATCTTCTTCCTATTGGTCGGAGTGCTGAACCAAATCTCCTTGTTGTTATTCCTAAGGCTCAATAAGCCCTTATCAAAGAACAAGTGGATTTTTGATTGAAACTTCAGCTCAGGGTCGTTTACGATATTCAGGAAATCTTTCGGAGACCTCTTTGCAAAAATGAGGATATCTCGCTTCATCTCGGCAGTGGTCACAAGTGAAGGATCCTTGCCGAACATGACACGGGTCAGCATTTCCATTTGGTCTATTGTGAGGTTTCTCGCCTCTATAAGGGCGTCCACTTCTATTGTGAGGTCCGACACCTCTTCCGCTGCCTCTTT